ACACTAAATCAGTAAGTTGGCAGCATCACCGGGGGCGCAGACCCTGATTATGTTATCTGGGCGAAAGAAGTTCAGGGTATTAACCGTGCATGGACTTTCAGACACTGGAAAGGCACTGGAACGGTTGGCGTGATGGTGGCGACAAACGATCCGGAACGCCCGGCCCCGGATGAAAGCGTGATTAACGCAGTCAGGGACCACATCCTTCCTCTGGCACCTGTTGCCGGAAGCGGATTGTATGTATTCGGTGCCACAGAAAAAGTCATCCCGATGACGATTGCATTATCGAAAGACACACCGCAGATCAGGACTGCAATAAAAGCAGAGCTGAATGCACTGATGTTACGGGATGGTGTGCCAGAGGGGCGTATGTATCTGTCCAGAATCAGTGAGGCCATCAGTTTGTCTGCTGGTGAAGTGGCCCACCGGTTAATCGTCCCTTCATCGGATATTGACCTGGGGGAGACCGAGCTTCCGGTGCTCGGCGAGATCACCTGGCAGGCTTATGACCCGGCAAGGAGTAAATAATGGATTCGTTACAGGATGATTATACAAAGCTGCTGTACGGACTGATGCCGCCGGGGCCTGCATGGTCAGATACCGACGGTGTACTTGACGGTCTGGCACCATCGCTTGTGCGTGTTCACCAGCGGGCTGATGAACTGGTGATTGAAATCGATCCCGGTCAGTCCACAGAGCTGATTGAACGTTATGAAGAATTGTATGGTTTACCTGATTCCTGTTCCCCTGTCGGAACCCAGACATTACGCCAGCGTCAGCAACGTCTTGAAGCAAAAGCCAATGTGGCTGGGGGCATAAATGAGCAGTTCTTCCTGGATCAGCTTGAGGCGCTGGGATATACCGGCGTAACGATCGAACAGTTCCAGCACTTGGATGCAAGCCCCGATCCGGAATGGGGAGATCGCTGGCGTTATTTCTGGCGTGTGACGTTGCCGATGGATGCCGGTGCTCAGTGGCAGACATGCACGGACGCCTGCAACACACCGATCCGGACGTGGGGGGATACGGTTGCGGAGTGCGTGATTAATAAATTATGTCCGTCACACACCGTCGTTTTATTTTCCTATCCAGATGAGGATGAAGATGCACAGGATTGATACGCTGACTGCGGTAAAAGATAAGTTTGGTCCGGGTAAGAACGGATTTACTGACGGAAATCTTCGCACAGGACGTCTTGCTACCTGGCTGAACAGTGCCATGTGGAATGCCATTCAGGAGGAAATCTGTGGTGTCATTGAGAAGGCCGGGATAGAACTGAATAAAGAAGAACACGACCAGCTATATAAGGCTATATTATTGCTGGTGGGCGGTGCAATTAACGAAGAGGCATTGCTGATAAAAAATAACCTTTCGGATGTGGAAGACAGGGATGAGGCTGTTGAAAACCTCGGATTAAAACCCACGGTGGATAAGGCAAAAAATGCCGTTCAGCGTGATGGCGACACCATGACCGGAGAGCTGAAAATCCGTGGTGTTAATGCGCTGAGGATTTTCAACGAAGCTTTTGGCCTGATTTTTCGTCGTTCGGAAGAGTGCCTGCACCTTATTCCCACCAGTGAAGGTCAGGGGGAAAATGGCGATATTGGTCCCCTGCGCCCGTTCACCATTAATCTGCGGACGGGTGAAATATCCATGTCGCATAAAGTGTCTGTTGGCGGTGGTTCGCAGGTCAATGGTGCGCTGGGTATCGGCGTTCAGAACGCCCTGGGGGGGAATTCAATTGTTCTTGGTGATAATGACACCGGATTCAAACAGAATGGTGATGGCCTGCTGGATGTTTATGCCAATAGCGTGCATGTGTTGCGTTTTCAGAGTGGCAGTATCCAGAGTAATAAAGCTGTAAACGTTACAGGACGGGTAACACCGTCAGACTACGGAAACTTTGATGCCCGTTACCAGCAGCGAAATGGTGGCGTGCAGGATGTGCGGTATGGTTATGAAATGTATTACACCCCCGGCAGTAACACCGTTTCGTGGACATTTCGCTCACCTTCGGGACACGGGCTGTCAGGGATATCGATATCGGATACCGGCCGTAACTCAGCGGATAACGTCAACGGCGTGTATTACCGACCGCTGCAAAAACTGATTAATGGCACCTGGTATAACGTAGCGAGTATTTAACAATGTTGCATTTAAAAAATATTACGGCAGGTAATCCGAAAACCGCGGAATAATATCAGCTGACAAAACAGTATGATGTCACCTGGCTTTTTTCGGAAGACGGCAAAAACTGGTATGAAGAACAGAAGAACTTTGCCAGTGACACCATAAAAATGGTTTACACCGGAGACGGGCGCGTGGTGTGGGTCGGTAAGGATGTGACAGGCATTGAACCCCGTAACGCCAGTGTTATTGAAGTTCCTGATATTACCGCCAACCGCCGCATTACCGCGCCGGGTTACTGGTTTTACCGCAATGATGAATTTGTCTTTGACTACAGACTCAAAGCGGAAGATGAGCGTGATGCCCTTCTGGCTCAGGTCAGTGCCCGGACAGGGGAATGGGAAGAAGACCTGCTGCTGGGGCTAATCAGCGACGAAGACCGGGAAAAACTGAAAGCGTACCGTATTTACGCGAAATCGCTGCAGGCGATGGATTTCAGCACCATCACTGATAAATCCTCATATAACGCCATTGAATGGTCCGTCTCTCCGGAAGGTTCTTCCTGATTTAATTTATCGCGAGAAAAACTATGTCTGTAGTGATATCAGGTGCGCTGACTGATGGCGCAGGCATCCCCATGTCCGGATGCCAGATTATTCTGAAATCCCGTGTAAACACCTCAGAAGTGGTGATGCGTACCAGGGCTGATGTAGTGACCGGAAATAACGGTGAATATTCGTTTGAGGCACAGGTCGGAAAATATTGCGTGTATCTGAAACGGGACTGGCGCGACGAGTACTGTGTTGGCGACATTGCTGTATACGACGACTCAAAGCCCGGCACGCTGAATGACTTTCTGATTGCTCCTGATGAGGGCGACCTGAAACCGGATGTCGTCAAACGCTTTGAGGAAATGGTGGCGCAGGCGCAGCAGAGCGCCGGGGCCGCAGCCGGAAACGCACAGCAGACGGCGCAGGATGTGGCGGCAGCCGCAGGTTATGCCCGCGCAGCAGAGCAGGCCAAAAATGACATTGATGCTGCGCTGACCGGCACTCTGAAAACGGCTAACCATCTGTCTGAAATCGCAGCAGCAGGCGAAAAGGCACAACAGAAGTCCCGGGATAATCTGGGGCTGAAAAGTGCGGCCACGATGGAAGCACAGAGCGACATTTACGACCGGACAAAAGGCCGTCTGGCGATACCCGGCGCATTCGGCTTTGGGTGTGCTTTTCTGCCTGAAGATGTTATCCGTTTTGACACTAAGAGTGATTTCCTGGCCTGGGTAAGGAATGCGCTGCCAGGTGAATATTCCGTTGCTGGCCCCTACGACATCATCATACCCGACACACGGTTTGAAGGGGTGCTCAGCATCCGGTGGACTGATGCACGCCCTGAGACAACAGAACCGAGGTACAGAGCCAAATCCCTTACTTTTTACGGCATTAACGGCCCCATTTATCACACCCGCTACTGCTACTGGCCCATATCCAGACTGACTGGCTGGGTGAAAATAAATATAACCACAGAAGATATTATTTACAGAATCGTGGCGAGCTCTGTCTGCAACAGATGGGGAGACCCTGACATTGGCGGGCTGATTATTGCTGCGTACCAGGGAGAAGCTGACGGTGATAAAGTCATCAGACTTGTCAGGGGGCAGTCATACAGAGGCTCACGACTGGGACCGGTGGGGATTTCAGTGCCCAGTACTCCCACCGGAACGTATATAGCATCCCCACAATTTTTCATTACGGGATGTTCAGAGCATTCATTACCGGGGTCATATAGCGCCCTGTCCGGGGTGCCGGATGCTCATGTCTCTGGCGCAATGCCCGGGCTTTTTATTCGCACATCGTGAGGAATGCACCGTGGAAATTAAAAAAATCATTAATCCCCGTTATACCGAAAGTGGCGCAGTAGACTGTGACGTTTTTTTTGACGACAGGGACCAGGCAGTCCCCTACACAGCCACCGCTGATGATGTCGCACCGACGGGTCAGCGAATCTGGCAGGAACTGCAAAGTGGCAAATGGGGTGAGATAGCCCCATTCACTGTGACACCAGAAATGCTGGAAGCGGCCAGAGAGGCCAGACGTCAGGAAATTGAAGCATGGCGCACAGAACAGGAGGCGAAGCCGTTCACGTTTGAATGGAACGGTCGTATCTGGAATGCTGGTCCCGACTCACTGGGCCGCCTGTCCCCGGTAGTCATGCTGGCAAAATCTGTCACAGCACAAAC